GTTAAGCGTATTTTGCGAGTATCACTCTTTTTAACCACAGTTGAATCTTTGCTGTTGTCGTAGCGACGATCAACTGCGAAGTCGTTTGTGTTGTCGTTGAAATAAATGAATTCTCTTAGAAGCATAATGTATTTATTATTGAGCTGGTGCTTCTGCAGGTGCTGTTTCACCTTCTGCGCCTGTGGCACCTGCCTCAGCCGCTGCGGCCATGTCTTCCGGTGCTTCTGCTGTTTGAGCTCCTAGATCTGCTGCCATGCCGCCTGGTGTAATACCTGCTGAACGCATTTCTGCAGCAGCATCAGTGGCTGGCGCAAGTCTTGCACCTTGTTCTTCTCTCCACAGTCTTTCGTTTTCTGTGATTTCTTCCTGTGTCATGCCTAGGAATCGTTTCATAGCAAAGCGTTTGCTCATGTGTGGAATTTCTTGTAGCTGTGCAAATGTAGCTGCACGAGCTGTGTCTAGTTCAGATTGGCGATAAGCCGCAAAGTTCTGTGGGGCATTGAATTTTAATTCAAATATTCCGCTGTCAATGTTGATGCCTTCAGATTGCAGCCATAGTTTAAATTCTAGATCAAATGTTTCAACGATCATAGACTGTAAACGTTCACAGTATTTGTTGAAGCGTAGTTCTTGGATATACGCTGTGCCTACTTTGCCATCTGCTACCGTGTTTGAAGCATCATCCACTGATGTAGGCAAGTATGAACTTGGTATTCTTAATGCACGGAATAATTTGTTGGTAAAGTAGCGTAGGTCTGTGATTTCACCTAGGTTAGTGCCACCTGGTAGTGTTTCAACTTTAGAACCACGACCTTCCGCTGTTTGTGGAAAGAAATAGTCTTCATTTACACTCAATGGATTATATGATGCATCTAACACATTAGCACCGCCGCCTGTGGCTGACGGAATACGACGTTGCTGAATTTCATTCTTGACTCTTTCCACGAATGCCATGGCCATGTGTGCAGGCATGTTACCCACATCTACATAAAATATACGTCTTTCTGGAGCACGTTGTATTCGATAGATAATGATTGCATCTTCTAGCAATTCTTTTTGTTTGTATACTTTGAATACAGATTCTAATAGTGAATTACCAAAAGGATAGTTGTTGTCCAGGCCTTCTGACAGTGAAATATGCACAACATTTTTGGCATCAATGGTAACTTCATTAGTTTGATTCTGGAATCGTGTACCTGGAGTATTTGCTGCTGCACCAACCATACCGCGACCAAAGCCGCCACCTGTAGTATAAGAACTTGTGCCGCTAGGTGCAGTGTTTGTGGTACCATGTGGTGTCACAGCGATCATTTCTTTGAAATTGAAATTGATATCTTTGATCACATATTGTTCTGGAATCTTGCCTTCGCTTTCGTTAACGATAATTTTTGTTACTTTAGCAGCGTCTACGAATAACCATTTTTTAGTCTGTGGATCTCTAACGAAAAAGCAATCTCCATATTTGAAAGCATTGCGAACGATACGGAAAATCCTAGTTTCAAACTGTTGTTGTTTAGTCCATTTTTGCAGTGCGTCTTTGATCAATCTAACTTCTGTTGCAGTTGCCTGTCCACGGTAGTGTGTATGGAATGGTGTGGTGTTTTCTTTGTCTTTTTGTGTACAGAATTCTGCTAGAATATCCAGCGCAGCATTAACTTCCGAATCCATGTCCATGGTATCATACTGCATGTAGCGTTCAATTCTATTAGGAGCACCAGCATAAACATCTGGTAGATAGCTGGAATAATTGGAACGTGCTGGCCCAGGACGTCCAGCCCCTCCAGAGATTGGACTGTATCCGGTATCTCTATTGTTAACGCTCACTGGTGTGAAATATTTTTTCCAACTCATCCTGTTATCCTATTGTTATCAAATGCTTTTGTATAGATTGCCAGTTAACCCTTTTTGGACACTTAACTGATTTTCTGCCACTTCAAACACACGTCTATTCACGTTAATCAATTGATCCATCTTATTATTTAAGCTAGCCAGCAAGGTTGCGGGTGATTCTTGAGTAGCAGTACCTGTTCCTGCAGTAGTAGTATTAGCTTTTTTGGCTTCTTCTTCTTTCTTTTGTGCTTCTTCTGCTTTTTTAATTGCACCTTCTTTAGCTGATTGGGCTTCTTGAACCATGCCTGCTTTATTTGCTTCGGCAACAGTCATTCCTGTTGGTTTATCTTTGATATATGCACTGCCTTGTTGTTCTGCATATTGTTTTAATAGATCAGTTTCGCTGGCATTGAGATCCAACTTTTTCTGTTGTTCTTCTGCTTGTTTTTTGTTTGCAGATTCAAGACTTTCTGTGCCTTTTTTCTGTGTGTTTAATTTTTTAAGATCCAAGGCATTTTTGGTATCTTCATATTTTTTATCTTTGGCTTCCATAGCAGCTCTGTTAGCAGCCATTCTGTCAGACATGCGTTTTTCAGTGGCCAATCTTTCTTCTTGTGTGGCTTTGATCTTGTCTTCTTGTTCTTTGGCCTTGTCTTTGTATTCAGAACCTACAGTAATCTTGTCCATGATCTTGTAGTATAGCAGCACAAGATTTTGACCAAACTCTTCTAGATAACTCCATAACCATTTAAAACCATCGGACAATACTTCAGTATCACCTCCTAATTTTTTGAAGATGTACCACATCGCCGTTAGCCCAACTACCACGGCTGCGGCTATGGCCACAAATGGCAGCATAGCAACATTGAGTCCTAGGAACCCTGCAATACTAGCTGCAAGGGTTCCGGTTCTAATCGCTTCTAATATATTTTGCCCAATTACTATGGTTTTGTAGGCTAAAAATACTGAACCTAGACCAACCAGTAAAGGAGTTAAATTTTCAAAAATAAATTTACCTACTGCTTGTAATGGAGGCAGTAGTACTTCGCCTACGGCTTGGAATATAGGTAATAGATTGTTTATGGCTTCTTTAACTCCGGGAATAACATAGGCCACAAAGAATGCTGCTAAGTCTCTAAACACCGGAAATACCACTTCATTGATCAATTTTCCTATAACATCAAAGGCCGGAACTACCACAGTTTGAACGATGCCTGCTACTATACCAAATGTCTGCATCAAGGTGTCTAATGTTCCACTGTTGGCCAGTGCCATTAGGAAACTGTTGCTGAAGCCTGCTAGCATCTGTTGTGCTTTCTGCATTTGTTCATTCATCTTGTCGGTTCCGGCAGTTGCACTGTCTTGAGATTTTCTAGCATCCTGATGAGCATTTTCAGTGTATCCCATGCTTTCAACCATTGCGCCAGTAGCATCATCCATTTCTCTGCTAGCTGCCAATGCACCACCTGATTGTATCATCTGTGCCTCTGATGCTTTTTTTGCTGCTTTCTTTACAAGATCCTGTTCTGCATCTGTTAGCCTTTCATTTCGCAACATCTTTTGTCTGATGCCTGTAAGTTGATTCATTACATCGGTGCCTAGCATGGCTGCGATCTTAGCATTAGCTTCGGTGGTTGTGGTTCCTGTAGCAATAAAATCTTTTACGAAACCTCCCATCTTAGGACCAAAGCTGCCTACAAAGTTTGCAAAATCTTTACGCACATTTTCATCTTTGCCTGCCATTGCTGCATTGAACTGCGCATCTGCCAACAATGCTTTCATCTGTGCTTCTTTGGCTGATCGTTCTTCACCTGTGATCTTGGCCAACATATCTATTTCTTTTAGATAATTTTTTGCACCTGCGGCTAGTTCAGCATTTGATTTTTTACCTTGCAGTCCCTGTGCTCGCAGGTTGGCGCTGTATGTGGCCAATCCCTGATTGATGTCTTCAGTTGAATAGCCTAGTGCATATAAATCTCCGCTGGTGGTTCTTAGAGTTTTTGAAATTTGGGCAAATCTTTTAGCACCTTCTTCTGTGTTAGATGCAAGACCAAGCATGCCTGCACCATTGCGAGATACCATAGCACCAAATTTATCCATAGTCATACCTGCGGCCGATGCTGATGCTGCAAAACTGTTTATGCTGCCGCCAAAGGTAGCACCTGACTTAGCAACTGTGAGATACGAATCTGTGACTTTTTGTGCAGCACTAGCTACTGCTCCAAACACTGTGCCAACAATAGGAATACCTTTGAATATACCTGCTGCACTTTCCACACTGTCGCCAACATTGGCAAATGATTGTATGATGCCTGTGGTAACTTTACTTAAAGTATCAAATCCACCTACAACTACTCCTGCAGTTTTAGCCATAGTGCCAAGAGCTTTGCCTGTCATATTGGCTGCTTTACCTAGAGCAGAAGTTGGCCCTCCAGGTGCGTCTGTGGTGGTTCCGCCCCCACCACCTGCACCACCCCCGCCGGTATTTTTCTTAATACCTTTCATAATGCTAACGAGTTCGCGAAGAGTAGATTCTGTAGCTGCGTTTTTGGCTTCTACGTTACCAATACCGGGGATATCTATGAATACCGATGCCATTAATTTTTTCCTGGAAAAATGCGCATATAAATACGTTTTACTAATTGTATTTATTGGAGATAAAATGAGCCAAGATTTGCTTGAAAATTTACCTGAGCAAGAACCACAGGCCAAGAAAAATCCGTTGGCAAGTTGGTACAGACAGCCAAAGATCTATGTGAAATTACCCAGCAAAGGTAAGTTCTATGCACCAGGATCATTAGATGTCAGCAGCACCGAAGAATATCCTGTGTATGCTATGACCGCCAAAGACGAATTGATGTTTAAAACACCAGACGCATTGTTGTCTGGACAAAGCACTGTGGAAGTTATTAAGAGCTGTATACCAGCTATATTAGATCCGTGGGCCATGCCCAGTATTGATTTAGATTTCTGCCTAATCGCTATTCGTATCGCTACCTATGGTGAATCCATGGAAGTAGGATCGACCTGTCCTTATTGCAACGCAAAAAATGACTATGACATTGATCTCAACGCTTGGTTGCAGATGTTTAACAATTTCACGTTCCAAAATCATATCGCTATGGATCCTTTGGTCATACACATCAGACCTTATACCTATAGAGAATCAACAAAGACCAATATCAAGACCATCGAACAACAAAAAATATTTGATGTAATCAACAATGAAGATATCAGTGATGAAGAAAAACTTGATAGATTTGGCAAGAGCTTTGTGAAATTAACAGAACTCACTGTGGATATTATCGCAGATTGTATCACTAAAATTGAAACTCCGGACGGTGTCACCGCTGACAAACAGCAGATCAAAGATTTCATCAACAACACATCAAAAGATGTATTTGATGTGATATCGGGACATCTACAGATTATTAAGAATCAAATAGAACTCAAAGCCAAAGATGTAAAATGCGGAGAATGTGAAAAGGAATACAATCTTCCTATCACTTTGGATCAAGCAAATTTTTTCGCAGTAAGATCTCGAACCTAACCTGGCCGGAGGTCTTACAGTGGTCCCAACAAATGGACAAAGAGGCTAGGGCACTGAAGAAGGACGTATTGAAGTTGTGTTGGTATATGCGTGGACTTTCTTACAGCGAAGGCATGGCTCTAAGTTGGGAAGAGCGTGAGATCATTGGTGAGATCATCAAAGAAAATCTCGAAATCACCAAGAAAACCAATTTACCTTTTTTCTAGAATTGTTTGCTGAACTGAATGAGCAGTGCCTGTTGATCTTTGTTCAACGGCTGTCCGGTATAAGCAGCTTTCAATGCTATCAAAAGTTGTGTTTGATTCACGTTTGCTGTGATATCACCGTTGGCTACTCCACGATGTAATGCTTTGAGATTTTGTTTGTCTTGTAGATATAAAGATCTTCCTTGACCTGCTTGTTGAAGCACTCGTTTGTTTTCATAAGGTTCTGCTACTGTGGATGGTGATGTGGTTTTTTCTTTTTCTTGATCTTTGCTGAACCATCTTTTAGGATTCAAGATCTTGTCCATTTTGTCTTGACCTTGTTTAAATCCTTGATGTGCCATTTGAGCAGCACCTGCGGCTTTGCCTGCGATAGATCCTACTCCCTGTGCTGCTTTGCCCACAGCCTGTGCAATACCTGCTTCGGATACGATATCACGAATTTTCATTAATGCTTCCTAAAAATACTAAAACCTTCTGCTATCATATTGCCTAGGTTTTCTTTGCTGGCTGCTAACTGTTGCTGAGGCTGCGGTGCTGCTTGTTTAGCACCTTTGATTTGAAGTGGTTGTTTGATTTTTGGTTTCGCTACTGCTTGAGGTGCAGCGGCTGCTGCTGGTTTTTGTACAGCAGGTTTAGCTAATGATGCTTTAACTTTTGGATCAGCCTGTATCATTGTGACTAATTCTTTTTTCTGTTCTGGTGCTAGTCCTGCAATAGCTTTCTGTGCTTGTGCATAAGCAGTATCTGCTTTCGGATCAGCTGCTGGTGCGGTCGCTGGCTTTGCAGAAGCTGCAGGTGCAGACGTTGATTTTGCAGCAGTCGCTGGTGCTGCAGATGGCGCTGCCTTTGTATCAGCAGGGGCTGTTGATGCAGCTGGAGCTTGATCACTGGGTGCGCCTACTGGATTACTTGTTTTAGCTAGATTAGCCTGTGTTTGGTCCGGTGCTGCCGTTTGTCCGGTGCTGGTGCTTGCTGCTGGAGTACTGCCACCGGTTGTGGGTGTTGCTGACTTAGCGGCATTAGGATCTGGTTCTCCGGCTACAGTGCTTTTACCCGCTGAGAATCCTTTCTTAAATGCTGATCCAATTCCCGCAATACCTCCAGCTACTGCTCCTACACCTTTGGCCACTCCGCCTACAGCTTTTCCTACACCGCGACCTGCTGCTTTAACCAATGATCCTACCGGACCTTCATCTAATTTTGATTCAACTAGTATTTCATTTATTCTCATGTTTGGATCCTTAGACCGCTGCCGGTGCTGGTTGTTTTTGTAGATACTTTAATAATCTGATCTTGCGATCTGTGGGCAGAGCCATGACCATTTTCTTAACTGCTTCGATGTCAGGCGCTGTGGGTCCTGCTGCGATCTTCATGTCTGCGTAGACTTTGTTGATGACTTCTGGAGTAATACCACCATAGTTAGTTAAAAACTTTTTGAGTTCTTCAGAATCAGTAGGAGATCCTTCTAGCTTCCATGCTGCCAACAATTTTGGATATGTGGCATTAGTAGTGATCTGTTTGCCTACAGCAGCCGCACCTTTGGCCACTGCTCCCAATGCTTTGCCGCCCAACTGTTTGGCCTTGTCTAGGATACCTGCTTCCATGATGTCCTGTTGTTCTGCCACACGCTTGAGCAACACATAGACCTGTCCTTCTGATAATGGACGAGTTTGCGTATAATAACTTTCTTTCTTCTCACCTGCAGTACCTGCTGCTTGTCCTGCAACTGCTGAAACTACAGGATTAACTGCGGCAGCAGCATCTCTGAGAGCAGCCACAGCAGTTTCTACAGCGCCGGGTTTAATTACGATTTCAGCAGCGGCCATTGCTGCCTTTTGATATTCTGGATCAGCAGCTTTGGCTAAAATCTGACTAGCGACTTCTGCTGATTTGGCCATGCCTGCTTTGGATGCAGAAAAATATGCATCAGAGTTGCTCATGAAATCAATACCTTTGGTCATTTCGCTGGCTGATTTCATGCCCTGTGTCCAGACTTTGTAATCTTCTGCATTTACATAAGCGCCTTGGCCATTGTATTCCACATAATAGGAATTTTTAATTTTTTGTATTTCGCCTAGTTGGCTAAGTGCTGTGGTCGCTGCTTTAACACCAGCAGCAGTTAATCCAGCTACAATACCAGCAGTGGCACCACGACCTATAGCTGTTGATGCTTTTTCACCTTTGAGCAATCTATCTGCAATATTAACTAATGCTGTGGCTCCGCCTACACCTAGACCTGTAGCAGTGATACCAGCTGCCATACCTCCTACAGCAGCAAGCCCTAGAGCAGCAGCTAATGATCCTGCGATGGCTAATAGAAATTTATGTGAGGTAGGATTGTTTTTAGCGAACTCGCCATACTTGGCTAATTTTTTTGCGATGTCCGGATGTTTAGCAGCAAATTTTGATTTGATATCTTCCCATTTAGCATCAAAGTCTTTGACAGGCTGTGAATTTGCCAGAGCACCGCCTAGTTTATTGTACCACATGTCTTTGAGTTTTTCACTAACTTCACCAGCAGCGTCCACAGCTTTGCCTGCCATTGTACGATTAGAACCCTGTTCACTGGCAGTGGTTTCTATGCTTTTGAATAATTGTTTGATCTGTTCCGGTGCTAGAGCAACTTCCATTAATAAAGGATGTATTTCTCTTTGCCAATGTTCGAAATAGGGATCTCGATGATCAATGTCAAATGATTCGAATATGTTTTCTTTGATTACGTGATTTATTCTCATAGTTCTGCCAACATTTGTGATATGTTTGTTATTTATTAAAAACGAGCTTACGCTCGTTTGCTTTTTCGCTTGCGCTCAAAGCATTTTTTCTTTTTCTTGATAATATCAAAGTTATGAAACAACTATAAATGCGAAGCATTTTAGCATTATGCAGATTGTTCAGCCACACTTAACCCGTTGCCGGGTAAAGAGTACATTATGCGAGTCGCACAGCACACTTAGCGTTACAACTATTACAGAGGCGGTCAGCCGGTACCTCGAGTTGTGTCTTATTCTGACGGTGGATTATCACGTATACGCTAACACACGCAATAACCTAAGGGTGTTTCTCCCTTCTTTTTGCCCTTTTATTCCTTTTCAAATAACCAAATCGCAGGTCTTACAAGCGATCTTCATCCATATGGGTAGTGGTTAAGCACCTTTGCGGCAAGGTTTTCCGTCCCTGTGTACACGAAGACCAGGTCTAGAGCGCACGAAATTAGGCCTGCGCTAGCCAAAAAAACCGCGTTATTTTGCCTTTGATTGTTCTAAAAGACGTTGTCTAAGTATATTTGAGCCGCCAACTCTGACGTTTATAATACCATTATAATAGTCATCTGTTTCTAAAACTCTGCGTTCAAATTGCTCTCTTGCTTCTAAATATGATAGTTCTGCCTTGGATTGACAATAGTAAAGTATTTCTCTTGTGAAGTTTTCCGGACCTAATGCTTGGACGTCTGCGTTTAACCTATCAGATGATCCCCAGTAGTCTCGCCAATCGCTTTCTACTACAGACCTTCTTTTAAGTTTTTTGCCTTTGAGTGGTGGTTTCGTGCGTTTAAACTGTGCTAGTTTCTTGCCTATGTACTTTTGCCCGGTGTGTTGATTCGTGATGAGGTAAACAAAGCCAATATAGCCTTCGGGTATTTCTTCTACTGGTTTATTTTGGTACGTCCATTGCACTCACTTAGTTAGTTTTGGCGGTCTGCCTTTGATGCCTTTTCTGGCTAGCTTTCTTGATTCTCGTTTTGCCTGTATTTCCATGCGCCTAGTTGATGCTAGATTGCGTATTTCTGATAGCCAATAGCGTGCCTTGATGCCTGCTTCGTCTGAGCCTTTGTATTCAAATCGTTCTTGCCACTTAAAATATTCCTGAAAAGCAGCAATCATTTTATCGTGGCTTTCTGTGGTCATTCTACAATGTCAATGTCGTTGGAGTAACTGGTAAATCCGTTTTCTTTGATCACTTTCAACACATGATTCACACGACTGGTTAGATCATCTCTATGTGAAATCAAGAAAACATTCTTATCACGCTCACGTGTCATTTTCTTGAGCACTGCTATACTGGATTCTACACCGCTGGAGTCCATGCCTGAATCCACTAGTTCATCAATAAACAGCAGATTGATGCTGTGATACAAGTTCTCCCACACATCACGGAACGCCCACGACATAGATAATATCAATCTATTGCGTTCGCCTCGACTTAGATTGTCAAAGTCTAGGTCTTGACCTAGTTGTGTGATGATAACTGATAGATCATTTTGGAATTCCACGATGTGCGGCAAGCCAATCTTATCCAGATAATAGGTCAAACGTTGATTTAAGAATGCCAAGTTCTGATCAATGATGCGTTTACGCACAAACGAGTCTTTGTTGGTCAACAATTTGTACAAGAATTCTTGATGTTCCTTGACACGCACTAACTCATTGGCATGATCCCAGGATATTTCCTGTACCGCAGTGTTTTTTAATTCTTCAATCTGTTCTAGATAAGGATTAGTTTCGTCTTGTTTGTTTTCAACGTCCTTTTCCAATCCACTTAGCGTGTTCTTGTGATTCAGAGCCTGCTCTAGACTGTCATAGTGTACCTGAGGACATGCACCTAGTTCTCCTACTAGACTCAATGCTTCGTTAAATGTCGCAAGTTCTGATTGATGTTCTGCAATAGCTGCACGACTTTCCTCTACCTGTTTGTTTTTAGCACTGACCATGTCCTCGTGTTTGACATCATGTATGTCCTGTCCACAGCTATGACACTTGTGAGCTGCCAATGAAGTTGATTCCTGTTCTAGTTTTTCCAGAGTCTTTTGTTCACGTTCCACAGTAGCAGTTTGTTTTGCTATCAGCGACACAAGATTGTCACGTTCTTTTTTGTTAGCAGTCCACTCTACCAATGTTTTTTGTGCTGAAATCTCAACATCAATGTCTATGGTACTGAGTCTATCGATGCTTTTTCTAAGATTCTCTATGGCAGTTTCTTTCTGTTCGTCCCATAGCTTCTGCTTGCGCTCTAGAGCGTCTATGCTTTGTTGAATTCGGTCGTTGGAAGCCTTCACAGTCTCTATGCGTGTGTTTTCTGTGGAAATAGCATCCTTGGTTAATCGCAGTTGTTCTTTGAGATTTTCTGCTTTTTCACTCAACAGCGTGATGCCCAACAGTTGTTCAATGATGCTGCGTTGATCATTGGGCTTCATAGCCAAGAACGGTTCAGTGTATGTGTTTAATGCCACGAGATGTTTGAACATTTCGTGACTCATACCTATCATTTCTTCAATGCTTTTTTGTGTTTCTCTACTATCGCCTTGTGATTCATCTAGGTCTTCTAGATCCTGTTCCTCACCATTGATTGAAAACTTCAGCAAATTAGGCTTGCGACCACGTTCTATGTGATATTCAACACCATCTTTTTCAAAAGTCACAGTGACCAGCATGGCCTTGCTGTTGATCTTGTTTATTAAGTTATCACGTTTGATGTTAGTCAGCGCCTGTCCATAGATACCATAACTTAAACCATTAATGATGGTAGTTTTGCCTGTGCCGTTACGAGCACCACTATCATCACCGCCCAAGTCTAAGTTCTCACCTAAGACCAAAGTCAGTTGCCCCTTGTCAAAGTCTATGGCCTGGGTTTGATTGCCCACGCTCATGAAATTGCGAACAGTTAGATTTTTAATTTTTATCATAGGTCTTTATAGATATCCAATAGTAGGCCTTTGTCGTAGGTATCGCTTTCGATGGCATTGATCTGATTCATCACTATAGTGTCGACACTTTCGAATGTGATATCAATAGGAGTAGCTGTGGATTCCACTTGTACTTTTTCAGGAATCAACATCAGTTCACGCAGATCGTACTGCGGAATAAACTGTTCTTTGATAAAATTGGCTTCTTCGAAACTGATAGGCAAGTCTATGGTCACACGACAGTGCATTTTGGCACGTAGCAGTTTATCTGGCGTGTCAATGATCTGGCTCAATTTGTATGTTCTATATATCGGTTGATCGGGCCAAGTTAAGTACTCAGGTTTGCCACCCCACTCTAAGATCATCATGCCACGATCATCGTCGCCAGCATCTGCGTAGTTGTGCGGAAATGCATTGCCTATGTAAGTGACATTGCCTTTGCTTTGACGTTTGTGGAAGTGTCCTGAAAACACATATTCTTGATTTACAAAATGATCGCCCTGTAACTGTCCGTGATCCGGCATCTGTACCATAGCGTTCATGTAGAACAGGGGTAACTCTAAATGTCCAAACACATAACGACTTTTGATCTTAGACACAGTGCGCCATTCTTCACCTACCAGCCAAGGCATGATAGTTACATCGCCTTCTGTGAGTGTTTCCTTGATTGGAACCACATTGGGAAACAATCGCATAAACTCGATGGAGTTAATTTCACGTTTGTCTTTGTAGAACAAATCGTGATTGCCCAAGATAAAATACACTTTCTCGAAGTTCTGGCTCAGTCGTTCTAGGTTGCTCACGGTGTAATTCATGGTTGAAACGTCAGTGGTTGACCGATTGTGATGCCAATCTCCTAAGAAAATTGCTGTTTCGCAATTTTCCCGCTTCGCGGTCTCGCAGAACCAAGCGACGAAATCTTCGCAGTCTTGATTATGGATTCTGCTACCGCTCTTCAATCCAAAGTGAATGTCAGTGAAACACGCTACCTTTTTAAATAGACTCATAGATATATTTTAAACTCTTTTATTATAAAGGTCAATCATCATCCCCAGTCGTCACAGTAACAGGACCTACAGCAGGACCGCCGCCGGAGTTCTGTCTTGTCCAACTTGGATTCATACCATTCATTTCTAGAATGTCGTCTCTAATGTTTTGATTACGTTTTTCAATGTTGATAATTCTAACGAATGAATTAGTAACAGCAGCAGTATAGTAAGCAAAAGGATTATCTGACTTGCTTTCATCGAATTGTAGTCCTATTTGAGTTAATTGAAGTATGGCCTGGCCACGCATTTCGTCATTGTAGGTATAACCACGAACGTTACCGCGGGTGGCATATCTTTCACACAATTTCAAAAACATACGAGCCAAATTATCAGTCATTTGTCCGTGATCTTTTGAAAACACACCTGTGTCTAAAGGACCTTTCCAATGACTCTTGCCCACGCAGATCAAGTTGCCTTTGTCATCAAACTTCCAATGTTGGAACGGTGGAAAGTTTACTTTATCGTGACTGTCTGCGGTATTTTTCAGTGTCTTTTTGCGACCCGGTGCCAACGGTATATGTTCAAAAGTCATAATGCGGAACACTAGATCTTCTTTGGAGATTTTTTTATAGTCTATTTCAAATTCTTTAGCAGGTAATTTTTTACCACCTGCAATCATAGCAGCTTCGTGTGCGATCTTACTCATTCTAGATGCACGATTTCTTTTGGCTTCTGCGATAGTTCTAATATTGAGTTTTTCTAAGCTACCGACGATTAGGTCATAATCGCTGTAGAGTTTATCTGTGAATGAACAATATGTGTTTTTGCTTCTGTGGATCTCTTTTAATAGATCTTTATTGGTTAGGTACTTTATTTTTGGTATCAGTGTCATTAGATGTGATTCTCCTATTACTTATTATAATAGCACATTTTGTAAAGAATAAATAGAGTATAACGGAGAATATTTACTCAAAATGGCATTATCTATAAATCCTTTAGCACAGTT